CCACCGTTCTTCCCACCACATTTCCCATTCTTCCCACCATCCTTCGGAGGATACTCACCATACTTCTCACCAAGATGGGGTTCTGACTACCGACTAAAGGATGATATTGAAGAGTATGATGTTGATAACTCTGCAGAGATAATTTCAGATCTTGAAATTGACGAAACAGATATAGGCTAAGCAAGTGTCTTTTAGTATAGAAGACTCTGTAAAGTTAATATCTAATATAAAAGTAAAGACGTTTGTCTATAAGTCCGATCCAGAAAAAATAAAAAGGGTCGGATTTATAGCAGACGAACTTCAAGAAATTGCTCCATTTGCTGTTGTCGGAAATAGAGACGCAGTAGATGAAAATGGAGAGCCACTATATCAAAATATAAAATATGCAGCGCTTGTTCCTGATCTTGTGGCTGCCCTTCAATGGTGCATCAAAAAAATAAATATGCTAGAATTAGAACTAAAGCAAAAATAACAAGTTGGGAAGGCTAATGTACAATAGTTTTTATTTTTTACATATACCAAAAACTGCTGGAAGATTTTTTACACATAATGTTGTTGTTCCGCTTCGAGAGCCACTAATAAATAACGGCATCCATTCATTTTATGATAGAGAAAACTATGTTGCTCACCAACATTGGGGTAATTTTATAACAAAAGACACATACGTAACAAGTATTATAAGAGATCCAATCAAGCATGCAGTTAGTTCTTACTGTCATTTTACAATGCTAGATGCAGGAGCACAAAGAACAGTCCCCTTAGCATTGGACGAATTTAATAAAATAGATATGTTCAAATGGTGGGAATATCATTTAGATTTTATATCAAATCAACAATGTAAAAACTTTTTAATTGAAGATCCTGGAATTAGAAAAGATGGAACCAAAATTGGGTATGGAAATAGCCAAGTAATGAAAAATTGCACAGTAACAAAAGAAATAATTTTAAAAAAATTTGAAGATGTTTCGTTATTGATAAAATCAGAAAACCTTTCTTTGCAAAATGTAAATAAGATACATAATAAAATTTTAAACGATTTTAATATAACTGACTTTAAAATAAATCACAAGATACAAAAAGCGTCTAACTATTGGAATCCAGATTCAACAAGAATTTATAATAGTCTAGATAAAAAAGACAAAGAAAGAATATTATCTTATTCTCCAGTAGATTCTGAAATCTATAATACTGAATCTCTTTTTTATAAATTTGATAGGAATGATAATGGATAAAATAAAAAAAATATTAGAAACTTTAGAAATAAACAAATCCAACTGGAAAGAAATAGAAACAAAGGAAGATCTTTTTCAGTTTAATTATTATATGAGGTTTTTTGATGTTATGGGCATAGATAAAGAATTTTTTAAAAATAAAAAATACAAAAAGGTAAATTTGACATCCACTGTAGTTGTAGATGAAATATTTAAAAACTTTTTAGAAAATACAGAAGAGAAATATGACAGTTATATTGCAAATTGTTATTTTGTAAAACTACTAGCACAAAGATATCCATCTAGGCAGTATTATGAAACAGAAGAGTATGAAAATGTGGTTTCACAATTATACATTCCCATACTGACTAATAATAAAAACTCTTTTTGTGTTGACGACAAAATAATATATCCTAGCCCAGGAGAGGAACTGTTTGTGGGCAATGGGTCCCTATTTGCTGTGTATAATTTAGGAGAAACTGATATAGTTTATCTTTGTGTAGACCTTATTTCAAAGAAATATTTTGAATAAACTTATTATGGTATAATTAATTATACATATCAATCAAAACTAGGAGGAATTATGAATGAGTATGATGAAAACTCAAACGATTGGTTTACAAAAGATCGATCAGAGACGGCATCAAATAGATATTCCAGCAGGAAAATAGGCAAAGATATTTTAGTTGAAAATCCAGCACTAGGTATAAACATATACAGTAATGTTTTTTCAAAAGAAGATTCTGAAAGATATATAAACACTCTTGAATCAAATCTTACAGGAAATAAAACATACAGGTGGTCAGTAGCACAAGTAACAAAATCTACTACTCCAATTAAAAAAGCAAGAGATTGTGTTGATTTTAAATATAAACAAGAAAACTTGGGGCCAAGAAACAAAGATAATGCAGAACTTCTTGATTTGCATGAAGAAATATATCAAAAATTAAAATTGTGTGTTGACGACTATGCCCAATACTGGGGGATTAGCGTAGTTTATTATGAAGCATTTAATTTTGTAAAATATGAGGGTGAAGGAAAACACTTTAACATACATGCTGATCACGGTCCAGCATACAACTGTACAGTTTCTGCAGTAATATACCTTAATGATGACTATAAAGGTGGAGAAATTAATTTTCCAAGAATGGACAATTATACTCATACTCCAAGAGTAGGAGATATTATTCTTTGTCCATCAAACTATATCTATGAGCATGCATCTTTGCCAATGAAAGAGGGAACAAAGTATTGTGTTGTTGTAATGACAGATATTAATGAACTAGGACACAAGTAGTGTCTTTAATTGCAAGATTTACATCCTTCAGGCCGTGGCTAAACAAAGACAGTGTTTCAGTTCCTGTTCCAACACAAAAAGAAATCCCAGACTGGTATAAAGATGCAGACAGGTTTGCAAAAATGCCAAATGGAGAATACTATAAAGCACCAAAAGAGGTTTGTCCATTTCCTAAAGAAGGAACAACTGATGATTACGGTAGAATTCCTACTTGGAAAGCCTGTCCAGCAATTTTAGATTCATTTATAACTGGATATGTTTTAAAAACGCCATGCGATTTAGAGTTTTTTAAAAATGCCCAAGGCATAATTGATGTTAAAATTAGTGATATAAAGTATCAAGACTTTATTACAAAAAGACCACCAATGCCACAGTTTGAGCACCCAAGAGGATTTTATCAACATCATTTTGCTTGGTATCCAGATTGGGAGGTTTCTCTTCCAGAGGGCTATAGCGCTTTATTTATGACACCAATGAATAGGTTTGACCTACCATTTTTAAATACTTCTGGAATTATAGACAGTGATAAAGTTTCAATTCCAGGAACATTCCCATTTTTTATTGCCGAGGGATGGCAAGGAACAATTCCAGCAGGAACACCATATATGCAATTTCTTCCTTTTAAAAGAGAAGACTGGGATCACGAAATAAAAATTTCAGGACAATCTGATATATATGGTAAAATGGTAGATAACGCAAAGTTCTATCGTCAGCCCGACGGTGGCGTGTATGTTAAAAAAGTTTGGTCCCGTAGAGAATATAAATAGGAGATAGAAAATGCAAACATGGACAGATAAACAAGACCTTGGCGATGGAATATTTTGCTATCAAGGTGTTATTAAAAAAGACTTTAATGTAATTGACAGACTTGAAAACACTCTAGGATCTGTTGCTCCTTATGGAGAATTATCTTCAGAAGGTAAAAGGTATCATTGGATGCCAGCATATGTTGGATATCAACAGTTAATGCCAGACTATAGAGATTGTGCAGACTTTAAATTTAAAAAAACAGACATAGAGCAAGACACTAGTGAAGATTCTTTAAAGTTGCAAGCACTGTGGCAAGATGTTTATGATGCCCAATTTGAAGCAGTTGAGGATTATAGAAAACATCACAACATTATGCCACTAAAGTATTGGGAAGCATTTAATTTTATTAAGTATGGTCCAGGACAGCACTTCAAAGAACATCATGATCACGGATACTCGTATAACTGCACAGTTTCTCTTGTTGCATACGTAAACGACGACTATGAAGGAGGAGAACTTTTCTTTAGGCTACAGGGTTTAAACATAAAGCCAGAGGCTGGAGATCTTTATATATTCCCTTCTAATTATATGTATGCTCATCAAGCAATGCCAGTTCACTCTGGAACAAAATATTCTATTGTAACAATGCTTGACTATAGCAAAAAATATCACACGCCAGATATGTATGATCCAAAATGGGATAATGAGTAATGTATAACATATCAGTAGAAAAAACCCAGAACTCTTTATTTAATCTTAGTCCTATGTCAATTAAAAGAGACTGGATGGATGCCACTTCAGAAGGACATGCCTATAGATGTTTTCCAGTTACTCAAGCAAATGTAATAGGATACAGTCTTTCTTGTAAAGAAGATATTGAGTTTGAGTGGGATGGTATAAATGATCAAACAGATCAACATATAAAAATATTTAGCCCAGAGGGTTCTTATGCTGGAAGAGGTCAGTCATCCATAAGCCTAGACACAGGGTTAATATTTAGAACAGATGAAGATGTTAGCATCCTAGCAATTAATCCAGTAAACTCTTTTAATGATGAGTTTGAAACAATGTCTTCATTAATAAGTACATCCTTTTTTAATAATCCTTTTCCTCTTGCACTTAAAGCAAAAGTCCCTAACAAGAAAGTTATAATTAAGGCTGGTACAGCAGTAGCAACTCTTATTCCAATTTCTTTAACAAAACTAAACGATACGGTTGTTAATATTGTAGACTACGAAGATCCTGATAACAAACGAGCAGAAGCAAATATATCTTACGGCAAAGAGGCTCAAATAGTAAACTCATCTGGTCAATGGACTGATTGGTATAGAAACGCTGTAAATGAAAAAAATGAATCTTTAGGTAGCCATGAGGTTAAAGTATTAAAACTTTATGTAAAAGATAACACAAGAAAGGTGATATAATCTAAATATGAATAAAAATGACGACCAGTACTCTGTTGTTAAAAGAACTCCTTCCTTAACCCCATCTGGGTGGTTTGGAAGCAGTAAAGACATGATCGTAGAACTAGAAAACTTTATGACAGAAGAAGAGATAGTGTTTTTAGAAAATGCTGCTAAGTCGTTGACAATTTGGGATGTAACAAATAGTCATGTAAATGAAAATGGAACAGTCGTTTATGACGCAGACTATTGGAAAGATAGAGTTGCAACTCAGCCAACTTTAGACAAAAATGATCCAACAATATCACCAGTAATAGCAGGATTATTTAAAAGATTAAAGCCAATTGTTGAAGATTTTTATAAAGTAGAAGTTATACCTACTGGAACAACAATTGTTAAATGGCTTCCTGGACAGTTTCAAAAACCTCATGCTGACAAAGAACTTCATGAAGGACCAGATGCTGGAACTCCAAATGATTTTCCTAACTATGATCTTTCAAGTTTGTTTTATTTAAATGATGATTATGAGGGTGGAGAATTATACTTCCCATTACAGGATGTTAAGTTTAAACCTAAAAAAGGCGCTGCGTATTTCTTTCCAGGAGACAAAAACTATGTCCATGGAGTAACAGAAATAAAAAGTGGTATTAGGTTTACCTGTCCATTTTTTTGGGAGATAGTAAAGCATACAGGAGAGAGACAGCCATGAATTTAAAAAACAAAAATAGAATAACTAAAGATATAGTTGTTTATGAAAACTTTATTGATGCAGAAACTGCTGCAAAACTTGTAAAGGTTTTAGATAAACATGTAGAGGTTGGCACAATCACATGGATGCCAATATCATTTTACGAATCCTATTCTTCTGTATTGCCACAAGATGATGATGAGCATGTACTTGCGGAAGGACTTCCTGCTACTATTTTTTCAGACATGAAACAGGGAATAATTGAAGCAGTAGCAAGCGTTCATGACCTTGATCCAAAAATAATTTCTCAAATTGGATACCACACACAAAAGTGGGAGCCAGGAGCATACGCAAGAAAGCATTCAGATAATACCGATGAGCACGGAAAGTCTGGTGCTTTTACCAGAAGCAGATATGCCGCATTTTTATATTTGAACGATGATTTTGAAGGAGGCATGTTGCAGTTCCCAGATCAAGATATAAGTCTTCAGCCTAAAGTTGGAATGCTTGCTGCATTTGACGGGGGATTTAACAACATGCACGAAGTAACTCTTATAACTAGTGGAGTAAGATACACACTCGGATCTTTTTGGGATGATAGAGAAGAAGATGCATACCCACAAGAACTAAGAGATGCTTGGGCTGAAGAGATGAAAGCAACCAGAGCCAAGCAAGAAGTTGAAAGAGCAGAATGGCAAGAACTACTTAAACAGGGCTGGAAGTTGGACAAAGAAGGAAATAAGTATAAAGCAGAGGAACTATAAAGTGACAGTCTTTTTAAAAAAAGAGTTCGATGATGCTGGCTATAGCACTGAGGTTTTTAATGAACAAGTTTTATCTGTAAAAGATTTTTTGAAAGCAGAAGAACTAGAAACTATTTTAAAAATAATTGATATCACTCCAAATGAAGAGTGGTCAATAGAGTACACAAAAAATCTTGCCAGGTTTTGCATGGAAAAGTTTGGAAGAGACGATGTAGAAAATCTTGTTGCTGAAGGAAAGTTTGAGATAACTCTTGGTTGGGAAGATAAAAATTTAAATATTGTTTCTGAGCCAATAAGCAGAACACTTCAAGACAGGCTTAGCGTATTACTTCAACTTGCAGACCCAGAACTAGAACTTGCTGGTTTTGGAACACTTCAAAGAATGCAGGCTGGGGTTGAATTAAAGTCTCATACAGATCAACATACAGACCCATCAATTAAATATGCTGCTATACTTTATATCAATGACGACTACAAAGATGGAACTTTGTTCTTTAAGAATAAAGAAAATTCAGACTTAAGACCAAAACCAGGAACGTTGCTTATTTTCCCAGGAAACGAAGAATATGAGCATGGGGTAAGGTTTGTAGGAGAAGGACCCATAAGATATGTTACCGTAGGATTTATGAAAGTAACAGGTTTTTATGAGAAAAATAAATACTAAGGAGATACAAAATGGACAAAGAAATACTTGAGGAAAAAGTTTATTACTACACAGACGCAATAGAAGACTTTAATAATTTTCAAAAAGTTTTAAAAGAGTTAGAACTTTTAGAGTCAAATGAAGGCCTCAATGTTAACCTTTGGAAAGATTGGACTTCTTCTAACGACAAAGACTTTATATATGGAGCAACAAAGACCTTTGATATTAATGCAATTAATAGACTTGATGGAGAAGTAGCCGAAAAAAGCAAGTATATTTATGATGCTATTATGACTACAATGTACAACGTTTGCAAAGATTATGCATCATCTTTAGGAGATTTTGATGAGCCAAGACTGTTCCCAACGTTTAACATAAAAAAGTATAACACTGGAATGGGAATGGGTGCACACTTTGATCAGTTGGATGGTGACCAAACTCTCAGATATTCTTTGGTAATGTATCTTAATGATGACTGTGATGGTGGAGAGATTTCATTTCAACTAAAAGATTATGACGGAGGCTGGACAAGTTCTGATGGATGGGTTAGAGGTGCTCCACATGTAGATTTAGACTACGACATTGCGGTTGCAGATAAGGCTATAGATTTTGGTGTAAAGCCTAAAGCAAACAGCGTTATTATATTTCCAGCATATGCTCCATATTTTCATACAGCGCACACAGTTAAGTCTGGTTTTAAGTACATGGTTCCTGGGCACTGGATTCACAATAACATGGATCTTAATCGTAGTCAGAGCATGTAATTGAAAACAGCAATTGTCACTGGTGCAAGCAAAGGGGTAGGCTATGCAACTGTAAAACTGTTATCTGAAAATGGATATAAGGTAATTGCTGTTTCAAGAGATTTGTCTAAAGTTTCTGATTTGGTTTCTGATAGTGTTGAAGTTTATAGATTAGATATAACTAGTCAAGAACAAATTAAAATGTTTCATGAAAAATATAAAGATATCACTCTTGATCTTCTTGTTAATAATGCAGGTGGTGGAGCAGGTCCAACACAAATAGTTAATGAGACAATGGATAACTTTAAAACAGCATATGAGATAAACGTCTCTGGCCCAATGTATTTGTCTCAACTTTTTGTTTCATCTATGCAAAAATCAAAATCTCCTACAATAATCTTTATTAGTTCTTTAGGTGGAAAGTTTGCATATCCTGGGGGAGGAAACTATACAAATGCTAAAAGAGGAATGATGGCTCTTGTAGATACAATGAGGTTAGAGTTTCCCGCATATGGAATTAAAGTTACGGAAATATGTCCAGGAACAATTGACACACAAAAAGAAAAAAAGACTGCTGCGATAACTGCAGAAGATATGGCTGAATGCATTAGGTGGGTTTCAGAACTTCCCAGTCACGTAAACATAAACCATATAGAGATAAATCATATACTTAGTGGTAAATAATTCTTAACTCTCAACCTCTTATTTAGGGGAGAGTTTTACTTTTTACAAAACTCTGCTATAATTAACACTTATTCCGTTTTTGAAAGGACGATACACATTATGTCAGATTTTTTTAGTTTTAGGCTTCCAGAAGACTTTGTAGAAAAGTATAAGAATACAGATAGCCCATTTGGATTTAAAGATGCAGCAGAAAATTCACTTGGAGAAATTACTTTTATTCGTACTTACTCTAGAATGAAGGAAGACGGAACTAAAGAAAGATGGCATGAAGTTTGTCGTCGTGTAATTGAGGGTATGTATTCAGTTCAGAAGAATCATGCCAAAGAAAACCGTTTACCATGGAATGACTACAAGGCTCAGAAGTCAGCACAAGAAGCATACGATAGAATGTTTAATTTGAAGTGGACACCACCAGGTCGTGGCATGTGGGCATTTGGAACTCCCATGACTATGGAAAAGAAAAACTCAGCAGCACTACAAAACTGTGCAATGGTTTCAACAAAGGATCTTGACAAGAATGATCCAGGAGCATTGTTTGCTTGGGTTATGGATGCCCTTATGCTTGGTATTGGCGTAGGGTTTGATACAGTGGGACAAGATAAGAATTTCTCTATTTATGCCCCAACAGAACCAGAGCAAGTTTTTGAAATTCCTGATACTCGTGAGGGATGGGTAGAATCGGTCAGAGTTTTGATTAACTCATATCTCAGACCAAACCAGAACATACAGAAGTTTAACTATGATCTAATTAGGCCCCTAGGAGCCCCTATAAAGGGCTTTGGAGGCGTTGCGTCAGGTCCTGCACCCCTTATGAAGTTGCACGACCAAATAGACCGTGTAATAGGCTCCAGGGCTGGAGAAAGCCTAGACTCTCGTGCTATCGTAGACCTTGTAAATCTCATTGGTACTTGCGTAGTATCAGGTAACGTAAGACGCTCAGCAACCCTTGCTTTGGGTAGTGCTGGAGATGATGTGTTTATGAATTTGAAAAACTCTGAGTCATTTCCAGAGCGTAACTCCTTTGATCCAGAAAATCCAGGATGGGCGTGGATGTCTAACAATTCTATTTCAGCAGAAGTAGGAACAAAGTACGAAGACTATGTAGATTTAATTACAGAAAATGGAGAACCAGGGTTTATCTGGCTTGATGTTGCTCGTAATTATGGACGACTAAAGGATGCGCCAGACGGTAAGGATTATCGTGTGATGGGGTTCAACCCATGTGCGGAGCAGCCATTAGAATCATACGAACTATGCACACTTGTAGAAGTGCACTTAAATCGTCATGAGTCTAAGGAGGACTTCCTGCGTACCCTGAAGTTTGCATATCTTTATGGAAAGACCGTGACACTAGTTCCGACACATTGGCAGCAAACAAACGGTATCATGCAACGCAATCGTCGTATTGGTACATCGCTTACTGGTATTGCATCTTTTGCAGACTTAAAGGGTTTGCCAACTGTTCGTGAGTGGATGGACGAAGGATATAACAAGATTCGTCATTATGACAACCAGTATTCTGAATGGCTATGTGTTCGTGAATCAATTCGTGTGACAACTGTTAAGCCATCAGGATCTGTTTCAATTCTTTCTGGTGCAACTCCTGGAGTTCACTGGGGTCCTGGAGGAGAGTTCTTCCTTCGTGCAGTTCGATTTGGAAATACAGATCCAATGATGCATTTGTTTAAAGCAGCAGGGTACACAATCGAAGACGACGTAGTATCAGCAAACACATCAGTTGTATACTTCCCAATCAAGTCAGGACACCCAAGATCTGAAAAGGATGTTACATTATTTGAGAAGATTGCACTTGCTGCAACTGCTCAGAAGTACTGGTCTGACAATGGTGTTTCTGTAACACTTTCATTTGACAAAGAAACAGAATCAAAGCATGTTGTTCCAGCACTCCATATGTACGAGGGACAACTAAAGGCAGTCTCATTCCTGCCAATGGGAAATCACACATATCCACAACAGCCATATACTCAGATTACTGAAGAGCAATATGAGTCATATATTGGCAAGTTGAAGCACATTGACTTTAGTGCTATTTATGATGGAGCAGAAAATCTTGAGGCTCAAGGTGAGATGTACTGCACTACAGACTACTGTGAAATCAAAATAAACAAGTAGTCTTCTGTGGTAAAATAGACCTATAATGTCTAATCCATCAAACCTATATGCCGAAAAAGTCTTTGCTGAGCATCCGACTGGTCTATGGGCATTGGATGACAAAGCAGACTATGTTTCTTTAATTTCAGAGGCTCAAAGGGTTTTGTCTGATAACGATCCAGAGGATCTTAATGCAAAATGGAATCCTCCTATTGGTGGAACTGTTTCTGATTATCCTCAGTCAGTTGATGAGCCATTTCCTGGAAGTTACGTAGGTAAAATAACTGCTACGCCAACAATCAGCGGTACTGGTTCTGTAACTGTTATAAGTAAAGATCTAAGAAAAATACAAGACCCTGACAAGCACCTTAGTTTACAAGACCTCAATAAGTACTTGAGAACATTTTTCATAGGTGGATACTTTTATTATGAAAGTGCATACATCTCTGGTTTTGAAATCGGGTACCAGTATGAAGATACAACCAGTGGACAGATTATCACACATCTAAAAAACTATGACACCATTATCAATAATAATTGGATTTTTATATCAGAAACTTTTGATACTCCTCCAGATGATGCAAACATAAGGCTTGTGTTTAAAATAAATTTCCTTGGAGGATCAGAAACAGAAGATGTATTTTTAGTTAATGGCTTAAGTTTCGGACAGTGGTCAGAAGAGTTTGCCTCTACATCTCTTGGCGTTGAGCCTATAGACATAACTAATAAAAATATTGCATTGACTGCAGAAAAAGCAATAGTTGCAAAATGCTATGGATTACAAGAGTTAGATGGCTACTACTTAGTTTCCGATAACATGCTTAAAGCAAAAAATTTAGGAGTCCCGATGGTTTATGGAACTTCAGGTCTTACAGCAATATATCCAAATGACAATAATCCTTCTTTAATAATCCCTGGGGTCGGTTTATTAAATGAAGCAGGAAAGTTTAGACAGTACACCCTAGAGGCTTGGCTTAGGATAAATTCATATAGCAACGAAATAAAAAGAATTATTGGCCCTATTGCATCAGATGACGGAATATATGTAGATGGACCCTTTATAGGATTAAAAGTTGGAGCAGAGTATAGAACGTACTACGTTGGAGAATGGACAAGGCCAATGCTAGTCCATATGAAAATTGGAGAGGACTTTGCTTCTTTGGTTATAAATGGACAAGAGGTTATTTCTTTAACTTATTCAACAGATGCTCTTGTGTTACCAACTATGCTAGATGAAGGTAAGGATCAAGACTGGATAGGGTTTTATGCATATGAAGATGTGTTTCCTGTAGAGTTAGACTGTGTTGGCATATACCCATATTTAGTTTCAAATTCAGTTGCAAAAAGAAGGTTTGTTTTTGGTCAAGGAGTTGATATACCAGAAAATATTAACACATCTTATAGCGGAACTTCTGTTTTTATTGATTATTCTTTTGCAGACTACACAGCAAATTATTCATACCCAAGAATTGGTTCATGGGGTCAAGGTTTTAATGACAATATGTTTACATCTAAAGGGGTTCTTTCTGTTTTGTCACATCCCGTTCCAGAAATAGTTCTGTCATCAAAAACAAAAGAAGAACTTTTTATAGATTGTAAATCTATTCAATCATCAGACACAAGAGATTTTTTTTCACTTAGGCCAAACCCAACCTGGAATTCTGTTTCGGGCTATTTGTTTTTTGAGAATTTTGACTTTATTAACAATCCAGTTTCTGGATTTTATGGCTGCTTTGAACTACCTGATACTTCACCCTCTGCTCAAACACTTTTTAGAATTGAAAAAGAAAACACTAGCAACTATTTTTTGATAGAACTTTTAAACAACCAGATATCCTATAAAATTAATTATAATGGAATTGAAGAAACATTATACGAACCCCTTGTTGGTGAGCCAGGAGAGTTGGTTGACGTTGGTTTAAATATTCCAGCGTTTGTGTCAAGATTTGGAAACCCAGTATCAAACTTTTTTGGCTCTTTATCAGACCTAAGAATGTATATTGGTGGAAACAAAGATGAACTATCTACTTTTACAGGTAAGATATACACTATAGGCTTGTGCACAAATTACAATTTTCAAAAAATTAGGGGACTCTTTAATGAACTTGGATTCCCAATATGGAATGAAGACTTATTTGCCGTATATCAAAATAATCAATTAATCAATGTAGATGGAGGAATAGATACAACCTCTATGCCACCATATGGAGGGGTAACAGATACGGTAAATGGAGGAATTTCTGGAGGCTCTGTTGTTATTTCAGACGAAGATTCTCTTATTGACCATATTGCAAGTTATACTCTTTTGCCAGAAATAGTTTTTGATAAATACAAACTTGCAGTATCTTCAAATGCATATTGGGAAGATCAACTTCCTCTTACATATTTTGCTGAGTCCGTTATTGATAAACGAGGAGATCAGTATTTTGATCTTGACTTTATACAGTTTAATATTGATTACCCTATACCATCAAAAACTATAGCAATAGAAACAGAGCCAGAAGAATGGACTTATGCAGAGTTAACAAATGAATACGGACTTCCAATTCAAAGAACTTATGAGTCACTAGACAATTATTTATTTACTGGGTACAACGACTATGAAGATTTAAAAAACAAAATATCTAAAGATTATAGGTATGATACAGACGGAGCAATTGTAAAAACCTACGTAACTTTTCAGTATACAGAGTTAGGCGCAAATCAAACTTCTTTTTATTTTACAAAAGTAAAAAGACCTTCTAGAGATGGAGTTCTTATTCCTGGTTCAGATTGGATGACAACAAAGTATGAGGTTGTAGACAACATGATTATTTATCCTCCATCAGGCGTAGATTTTAACGACTTGTCAATTGTTACACATATAGAAATAAATGTTAAAAACTTAGAAATAAATAATGTTTCAATTAAAAAACTTTCTTATGCATCTCAAGCACTTAACGAATCTGATGCAAGTCCGATTGGAACAAGATTTGGAGCATCGATATATCCGTATACTAAGACTGGAATATATTATGACTTTAAAAGAAATAGCCCTTTTTCAATCTATACAGGCTCATCTCCGTACCTATATTTAACAAAAACAAGTGGAATTCAATTAAAAGGAAAGTATGATCCGCTTGTAAACAGGGGTCTTTTAATTCCAGTAAACGAAAGCAGATCCGAAGGATTTAAAGTTATAGCAATGCAAATGGCAGTAAGGTTTGATGGAGACTACTTCCCATATGCTCCAACACAAATATTTGAAATTCAGAGCAAAGATTCTTATATAAAGTTTTATATGGTAGCCAGCGATCCTTCTGGACGAAGAGCAAAAATTTATGCAATAGATGCAAAAACAGGACTTGTTCAAAATGGAATTGGTTTTTATTGGAATGGCAAGATAGTAAAAGAGCCAGTTCTTACTCTGCAAGAATGGGCATTCCTTGGAATAAACTTTTCAAGCAGTTTAAACTTTTCATTCTTTGAAGGGGCATTGAGATTAACTGGACCATTATTATTTAATAGCATATCTTACTATCAGTCTACGAATTTGCAAGAAGTCAGAAACATATCAGAAAGACCTTGGTTTAGAGTAAAAGTTCTTGGCTCTTACGGACTTGATTGGGAATTCTGGGATAGTGAGTCGTTTAACTGGAATAAAGTCCTTGTTTTGTCAGAAACAAGTTATTATGGAGTTAACCCATCAGATGTTTATAAGAGTTATACTGGTACAAACAAAATAATAGTTGATGACGAAAGACCAGTAAATCTGGGAAACTACTCCTATACTGTCTTTAAGGATATAACCTGGACCCAGTTCGTACAAGATCCAGTGTAATGTGGTATACTTATGGATATGGATTCATTAATAGACCCAAAAACTGGTCAACCAATTGTAAAAAATGTTAGAAGACAGGTCATAGAAAAGAACTATGATTGGGGTCTTTATGTTTATAAAAAAGCAAATGGAAAGTGGTTTACAGACGGAAATGGCTCAGTCCTAAACATTCCTTCAGATAAAAACGATATTTCAAGAATGGCAGAATTAAAAAAGGCTGCTATGCATTACGGAGATCCAGGAGAC